CTTAAAAAAATCAAGCAATTTGTAAAAGTGGATAGATTTCAGCACGCTGTTCCATCTACGATTCCAATTGTAAATCAGAGAAATGCAAACACATTTAAGTCTCGTGCTAAGAACTCTCTTACAAACTGGGGAACAATGAAGTTTGATAAGATTTTCTTTTCTGCTATGAGTGCTGATTGTACAAACATTGTAGCATGTGGGCATCCAACAGACACAACAACTGCAAACATTGCAAAATCTGATGTACTTACAACTACTGATGTTGAAGAGGCAAAACGTAGAGCACTTCTTGGTGTAGATGCAGCGGGCAAGGAAGTTCCACCACTTTTACCAGTGCGTACAACTCAAAATGAGAACATGGGCTACTACGAAGAGGTAGAGTACTTTGTTATGTTCGTTGGAACAAACTCAGCACGTCACATTAAAAATGATGCAAACTGGGCAGCTGCTCGTAGAGATGCGTTAGAGCGTTCAAAAACAAACCCTATCTTTAGTGGTGCTCTTGGTTTTTGGGATGGCGTTTTACTTCTTGATGTTAAGACAGATACTGCTCGTCAGTCTGGTATTTTAACTTCTAAGGGTAAATTTGTTGGTTTTGGAAATGTGAAAACTTCTAAATTAAGTCAGTACGCTGGTGCTTCTGGACAAGAGACTGAGATTAACCTACTTGTTGGTGCCGGTGCTTGTAGTGTTGTTGTTGACCAAGGTGTAGCGTATTATGATTGGGATGACAAAGATGACCCTCGTAGAATGAATGCGGGAATTGACAGAGTGTTTGGGCTTGCAAAAACAAAATACAGTGCAAGTGCTAATGATGGTATCTTAGAAGGTAGCATCTTTGATGGTAAAGACTACGGTGTTATTGCAGTCGTTGCTTCAACTGGAAACTAGGAGATAGATTATGGCTATTACAGTTAAAAGAAAAGAGCGAGAGATTCGTGATAGTGGTTTCATCAGTTTTGATGTAGCTGCTGGTGATGTTGGGAAGACTTATGATTTCATGGGTATTCCTGAAGGTTTTAGAGTTGTTGATGCAAATGTAACAGTAGATGTTGCCTTTGCTAATGCTGACAATAAAATTAGTGTAGGTATTGAGGGCGATTTAGTTCGCTTTGTTCCATCTACTGCTGTTAATGCTGTTACAGGTATCGGTTTTAATAACAGACAACTTACTGCTACTCAAACCATGTCTGTACTTGTGGATGTAATTGGAACTGCTTCTGCAACTGGTAAAGCAACTGTTACAGTGCTATATGCAAAACTTCCAGTAACAAAACAAGAGTATTAGGAGAGGTTATGGCAAAGGTATATTATGAACCATACAAAGCTATCAAGTATGTCGGTACTAAGGCTAAGGTACTTAATACCTCCTTAGCTAGACCGAAACCTACACTTAAAAAAGGTGATATTGTTATAGTTGATCATGTGACTGCATTTAATCTTGTAAATAAAGGTTTTGGAGATTTCATTTTTGAAAAAGATATTGAGTTTGTAAAAGCAGATAAAGAGCTTTCACAAAGACTTTCTGTTTTAGAAGAGGAAAATGCAAAGCTTAAAGAAGAGCTTGCAACTGCTCTTGAGCTAATCATGGAAGATGATGAAGTAAAAGATGAAAGTATTGAAGAGCCTAATAGTGGAATTTTTCAAAAGGCAAAAGATATATTTTCAGGTAAAAGTGAGTAAATTATGAGAGCACATGACTTTATCATACAAACTAGAGTAGAACTTCAAGAGAAGTCTCCGCACTGGAGCGATGAAGAGTTATTTATAAAACTGCAAAGAAGTTATACGGCTTTGCAGTTTGCTTTACCTTTTTTTATAAAAAAAGAGACTTTTGTTATACCAAAAGGTACAAGTGGACATTATCTTTGGGTGATACCTGAGCAGAACATAGGTTTAAGCATAGATGGAATTTCTTATGAATACACAGATATAGGGCATTTTTACTTTAATGAAAAACTATTTAGTTATACATTTGATAATGATAGATTATTGTTTTGTCCGTCCATTGATAAAGATACAAATGCTTCTATAGTTTACAGATATCAAAAGCAAATAAAAACACTTAATTGTGAAGTGGCAATTCCTCAAAGTTGGTACAAAGCATTGCGACTTCTTTTTATGAGTGAGATACATGAAAAGCCTACACGCAATACAAAAGAGAGAAATTTAAGTACACACTACTTAAAGCTATATGAACATGAGTTGCAAAACTTGAAACAAAATCAGCAGACAAGACCGCTGAATGTTACATCAAATTATCAAAGGATATAAAAATGGCATGGGATTCTAAAAATACAGCAATGGCACTGCAAGGTGTAGGTGCATTAGCAAACGCATATGGTCAATATAAAAATGGAAAAAAGCGAAACCAACTCCTAGAACAACAGTTTAACTATGCAAAGAAGCAAGATGCCTTGGCACTTAGCAAACAGAACAAAGCTCAAAGTAACCTTGATGATGCTTTTTCATACTCAGACTTGAATCCAAACAAGAAGAAAAAGAAAAACAGTCTTGATACAGCAACCGTATAGGATATAGATATGTTTGAAGATACAGTACTTTTGATAGAGTGGCTTCGAGAGTCCACATATCATTTTAAAAAAACAAAAGAGTTTTCTAAAAAAGTACGAGAGTACTATAATGGCGACCAACTTGATGTTACCATAAAAAATATACTTGCAAATCGTGGACAGCCTGAACAGTATGAAAACAACATAGCAAAACACAACAACGCTATACTTGGCTTTAAAAAAGAGCGAGAGATAGATATACAGCTCTTTGGAAGACAACAGCAGGACAAAGCAGGCGCAGAGATGCTTAATGCTCTTGTCAAAGCAATTACACAAGTGGGCGATTATAGTGAGCAGATAGATTACCTTGATATGGAACTGGCTCTTGAGGGTGTAAGCATTGGGGAACTGAGTATTGATGCTACTGGGGAGTTTGATGAGTTTGGTAGAGAGCATAAAGATGTGCAACTCAGACAAGTGCCATCAAGTGAAATATTTCTTGACCCATTTTCCCGAGGGAAAGACTATAATGAAGATGCGCGCTACATCACACGATGCTTCTGGATAGACAGAGAAGATATGTTTGGACTTGGATTTCCTGCTGAAAAGATAGCGGAGTGTTCTAACTTGAACTATATAAGTGATATGGTTGAAGATGATTTGCTTACAGACACCATATACAGAAAAAGAGTTCTTCTCTCTTACACATGGTATAGAAAATGGGATGAAGCAACAAAACAAGAAAAATACTACTACTGTTTTTGGAGTAACTTTACTATACTTTTACAAGGGGAGTCTCCTTTTGAGTTTAAAAGCTTTCCGTATGAAGTAGAGTTTTTAAATAGAGACTATGAGGGCGATATAAGATACTGGGGATTATACAGAGATGTAATGCCAATACAAGACCATATAAACTATGCAAAACTTAGACTTCAAAATATGCTCGCTAACAATAAAACGCTCATAAACAAAAGTGCTTTAATCAACGAAGATATAGAACAGTTCAATGATGAGTGGAGTTTAGATAATGCCACCGTGATGGTAGAAGACATCGGCGGAATTAAAGACGTAAAACAAAACGTACAGATACAACAGATACTCAACATCATAGTAGATGGCAGAAACCAGATAAGTGAACTCTTAAACTCAAACAAAGAGCTTTTAGGAACTGCAAACAATCGCATGAGCGGCGTAGGTCAAGAGCAGAGAATACAAACAGGGCTTGTAGGGCTAAGTAGATTTATGCACTCAAGCGATAACTTGCAAAAGAAGGTAATAAAAAAAGTTGTTGAATTTATAAAACAGTACTACAACACGCAAAGAGTTGTGAGCATTATAGATGAAGACTTGATACAGAGTTATATCACAATGAATGAGTCGGTACGCAATGAGCGAGGCGGAGTAGAATTTGACTTGGTAGATGGTGACAAGATAAAGCCTCGTGCAAAGAATGCCATAGACGTAGGGAAGTATGACCTAATATTTACTGCAAAGCCAAAAAGTAACAGTGCAAGCTCTGAGAGACTTAAACAAAATGTAGAACTGTTAAAAATACTGCAAAGTACAGACCCAAAACTTGTTAAGTATCTCATACCTGATATACTCAAAGATAGTGACTCTCCTAGTGCATCTAAGATACGAGACATTATAGAGCAGAAAGACGCACAGTCTCAAAACTCTCCACAAGCACAGCAACAGGCACAACTTGAATCAGAGAACAACAGACTCAATATGCTACTAAAACAGTCTCAGGCAACCTTGAACAATACAAAAGCAAAAGCAATGCTTGATAAGAACAAGATAGACCTGCAAAAAGCGTATAGCAATTCACTTGTCGCAAAGCAGAATGTACAGGCAAAACAAGACAAAAATCAACTTGATGCTATGAGAGGAGTAAGATAATGGGATGGTATGACGCATATAAACCAACAAATGTAAGTAGAGCCTATTCAATAAACGCAGGACTTATAACAAGCAACAGCGGTAATGCTGCAAAAGGTTTAGGGGATGCTTTTACAAAGATAGGTGATAGTATGCTTAAAGTGGATAAGGCACGGAGTGATGAGAAGCTTGCTAATACTCGCAATGATTTAATGAGTACACAAAATGCTCAAAATAAGAAGATCCTAAATGCCTTTGATGCAAACAATCAAGCAGAACTTAATGATAAAAAAGTTCAAACATCTTTAGTAACTAAGAAAGTTAATGCCTTTGATGCAAACAATCAAGCTGAACTTAATGGTAAAAAAGCAACTACTGCATATACAGAGAAAAAAACAGCTTCTTACGATAAGCTTTTAGCTTCTAAAATAGCAAAAAACGATAAGAGTTTTAAATATACTGAGAAAACAGATGCAAAAATAGCTGCACAGGTAAAAACAGCAATGGGGATGGATGCACCTGACTTTAACTTTGATGATACTGTTAAAAAAGAGTATCAAAATACAGTTGCAGGAGCAGCAGAAATATCTAAAAAATATGGCTTAGAACCATCACTTGCCATACAAGTGTATGAAAATCGTGATAATTATGATTTTACAAAAGATGGTAAAATAGTTCCAAAAACACAAGAGCCTACACAAAAGAAAACAGCTAAAACTTCTTGGAAAGATTATCAATAATAACTGTACGCCTTAGAGCATACAGTTAAGCGATATTTATTTGCTAAGATAGTCTTTATACAAAAATAAAGGCTCTGTTTTGGCACAACTTGATATATTTAAAGACAAAGAGTTCCAAGCTCTTGACGAACCGCAAAGAAAAAAAATCATAAATAATTATTTTGACAATGAGCTAGTGGATGACTCTTTTTCTAAATTACCACAGCAAGAGCAGTCTCTCATAAAAGATAACTTCTTTTTAGCTCAAACAGATGGCAGCGTGGATACTACAACGAAATTTTCAGTCAATAATGACCCTGTAGCTCCCAGTGTTGACAGTAGCGGAAATGTTGTGAAGCAAAGCAGTGTTGTAGATGAATTTCAATCCCCTGCTCCATCTGACACTTATGGAGAACTTCCTACTAGCACTACAGTGAGTGAAGACAATACAGCCACAAAACCACTCAATGAAATTGCCGTTCCAAAAAAAGATGATAAAACTTTACTTCAAAAAAGTAAAGAGTTGCTTTTCGGTGATGGTACAAAATATGAGAATCCTGATGCAGACATAATAAGTGAAGTTGGTTCAAGGGCAGTAAACAGAACAAATGAACTTACTTCCAATGCACTTAAGTCCACATATAAGCTACTTGATTTTTTCACTACATCACCTTTAGAGCATGTGGGGCTACAGACAGATTCTCAAAAAGAAGTTGCCAAAAAGAAAACAGAGTGGTTTGACAAAGCAAGTGATAATCTCAATAACTTCATTTATGAAAAAAATAAGATGCAGATAAACGATGCAAAAAAACCTACGCATGATTGGAAAGAGGTAAAAAAAGCTTTTAGTTCCGGTGGTGTTTTTGACGTTGATAGTTGGCAAGAGGTTGGAAACTATGCAGCGAGTGAAGGTGTTGCGAGTGCGCCTGATATGTTGGAGATGGTTGGAACTATGCCGTTGTATTTTGCTTCGAGAGTACAAGAGAGTGCGCAAAAAAGAGCAAAGAATGACAACAGAGGCAAGCCAACTTCACAAGATTATGCAGCTGTTATGCCTACAATCATGGGTAGTGTTATGCTTGATAGATTCGGGTTAAAGGGAATCACTGAAGATGTAGTGAAACAAGTAGGAAAAACAGCACTCGATTCATCACTTAAAGAGACACTTAAAGTGATTGGCAAAGAGATGAAACATGGTGTTATAAAAGAGGGAGGAACAGAGGCAGTTCAAAATCCATTAGAACAATTTGGAGAGGAACAAAATACGAAACATGGACTTAGTAGTGTTTCAAATTATGCAGATAGTGCTTTAAGTGGTTTTGTTGCTGGTGCTGGAATGGGTGTTGCAATGAGTGGAGCTACCGCTACAGGAACAGAAGTTTTCAACTCTTATACTAAAGAGAAACAACAAGCGCAAAGAGACCAGTTTATACAAGATTCATATAATAAAGAGATGTTAGGCATAGGGCTTGTAGCAACAGTTGATGACAAAGGTTTTGTAGAGTTTAAAAACAATCTTGATGCAAAAGTAAAGGATGTGCAGAGTAAGTTTGAAAATCTTGTCATTAATCATCCTGATGTAACTGTACCTGTTGAAGCAGTTGATAATGTTGTAGTGCAAGAAGAAGTTGTAAAAAAAGCAGAAGCAGACGGGCTCGATGTAAGTGACAATAGTGGACTTAATGCAATAGACAAAGGTTTCAAAGAGCTAGAATCTGAAATAGGCGGTGTGGATGATGTACAGCCTAAAGGGATTGAGCAAGAAAATGTTATTGAAAAGCCAGTAACAGAACCTAAAGCACAAAATATTGATGAAACGATAGTTAATGATACTAATGAGCCTACTGCTGATAATATAGTAGTTAAAGAAGATTATAAGAGTGATGCAAACAGTATTGATAAGGAATTAACATTTTCTGGAACAAAAAGTGTAGGAGATATTAATCATCCATCTACAAAATCTACTTATGCAGTCGTAAAAGATGCTAATGGTAATAAAAAGATGTTGCCAATAAAAGAGTATGAATCTGGTAATTATAATAACCTACAAGAGATATCTGACAAAGTAGAACTTATTAAAAACGAAGAACCTGAAGAGGTAATGTTTAAAAAGATAGATGCGAAAAAAGCTAAAAGAGGTGAGCTTGTTGATTTGTCTTTTGGCGTTAAGGGTGTAGTAGTTGAAGACTCTAAAGGTCATCATACAGTATATGAGTATCATAGTGGGAGTCCTCTTGCATCATGGGGAGAGAATACTAGCTGGAAGAAAGACGGTGCTATAGATATGGCAAATAAAAAGTTAGAGAAGTTTGGAGAGCAAAAGGTTAAAAAAGTTATTGAAGAATCTCGGACTAATGGCACTCTTGTTAATCCTAAAATAGTTTATGCAAAAGCTAAACCAAGTGAATCTAGCAAGTCTGTTCCAAAAAAAGGTCAAGTTGAGTTTACTATACAAAAACCTGACAATACAACAACTGTTGCTTATGGGTATCCTTTAAAACTAGCTGATGGATATGATGGTTTTGTGAAGCAAGATGATAATGGTAAAGGATGGGCTGTAACAGAGAAGAGAAGCGGTATGATTATAAAAGGTGCTTCAACTCGAGCAAAAGCTATTGAATTAGCAAATAAAGCTATTATTGAAAACAAAAACACAATGCCAAAAATGGTAGAACACGCTGAGTTACAAATACAAAAAAGTAAATTTAAAGAGGAAGCTCTCAAAGCTTATGATGCATTAGATAGTAATGCAAAATTCAATTTACATAGAAGTTATCTCAATAAAAATATAACAGACGAAACAGTAAAAAAAGCTTCTGATACTGGGTTAGATGCTAAAGGAGATACAGAAAAAGGTGCTATCATTGAGCAATATTTAAAAAACAACAACTCTTTTGATAACTTTAAAGATAATAATAATATAATTAATACAGAGGTACAAAGCAATGAACAATCAAGAGCAAAAGATACAGGCAGTGCAGATGCTAACGGAGCAAGTGATACAGTTGGAATACCAACTCAAAAACAAAGCGCACCTGACACAAGAGCAGATACAAACAGCAACGAAGCAGTATCAACAGACAATAAGCGACCTACAAGATCTAGTGGATATGGAAGCAATACAACTCAAATACCCAATGCAGATGAACGAGTGGAAAGACCTGCAACCACTCAAAATGATAAACATAATGAGCAAAAACCAACTGATGCAGACACAGTTCTACCAAAACATGATGAACCAAGCAGTACTGCAAAGAGCTACAGCCTAAAAGGGAAATCTCCTGTAGAACTTACAAAAGGTGAGAGAAAGAAGTTTAACAAAGCTGCTCTTGACATCATAAAAAAACCACTCAAAGAGATAACAGAGGCAGACCGTGAGATACTTCGACACTATACTGGCGAAGGTGGACTCGATACTGTTAATGAGAACTCAGTAAATCAACACTACACAAACTATGCTACTGTAGAGTCTATGTACGATGCACTTAAAAAAGCAGGTGTACCTATGGATAAGTCTTTAGAGCCAGCAGTAGGGAGTGGAAACTTTGTAGGTTTTAATCCTGATGCTTCGTGGGATGTTGTTGACATAGATAAAACAAATATAGAAGTTACAAAAAGACTCTACCCTCAGATAAAAACATTTCATGATGAAACATACGAAACATTTAAGGGGAAAAACTACGACCTTATAATCTCAAATGTACCTTTTGCAAGTGAGCAGATGTTAATGCGTGAACACGCTATGACAATAAAGCCTGCTTTTAAAGCTATACATAATTTTTACTTTGCCCACTCAATAGATAAAGTAAAAGACAATGGTGTCGTGGCATTTATGACAAGTACTGGAACTATGGATGGCACAACTACTGCAAAGGTTTTAAGAAAGTATCTTATGGATAGAGGCGACCTTATAGGTGCCTACAGACTTCCTGAAAAATCACAAGCTAAAAATGCACATACAGATACAATGATAGATATTATCTTTATACAAAAGCGTCCTGCCGGTGTGGAGTCAAGACAAAAAGACATCAATAATCAATTTGTAAATATAGGCTCTAAAAATGGTTTTGCAATGAATGAGTACTTTATAGCGCATCCTGAAAATCTTTTAGGCGATGAAGTTGTCGTAGGAAAAGATAAAACAAAAATGGGTAAAGAGGGGTGGATAGTAAAAGGTACTCCAAAATTTGAGAACATTAAAGTAAGCTATGAACCTTATAAGAAACTCAAAAAGAGCAAAACAGAAGATAATTATTTTATCAATTTTGATGAAGCAAAAGAGTATGCGAAAAACAATGGTTATATATTTAAAATAGTAGATACTATAAAACCTCACAGCGAAATAAATGCAGATACTTTTACATACTTTGATAAAGAGGCGACATTTTCAGAGAGTGATCAAGAGGCAATGTTTGGAGAAGTGCTTAAAGGTGTTAATGCAAATAAGGCATTGCACTTGAACAGAATAATGACGATTACAGAAGATGCAATACAACAAGAAGATAAGAATCTGCTCAATACTGCACTCAAAGAGATAGAGTCCTACAAAGAGATATATGAGAAATCTCCGCATAATGATTTGGCTTTTAAGAAGTTTATGAAAAATCATAGAGCAGAGATAAAGCTAAAGGAGTATATGAGTTACTTTGACAAAGATTTTAACCCTGCACCTGTATATGGAGAGAAGACAAGGTTTAAAGACAGTGGTAAACTTAAAATAAACATAAATAGCCCGCTTATGGATAAGGCTCTCTTTTATGCAAACAGTGAGAGTGCCATTGACACATCAAAAGGGTATGAATTTTTAAGTGCAAAAGAGATACAAGAGCTTGAAGATAAAGGTTTGTTTGTAAGAAGTGCAGATAATGAAGTGCAGCTTGCATTTATGTACTATGCTGGGAATGTGTATCAGAAACTTGAAAAGCTTGAAATCATGCATGAAGCTGGCACTATAAGTGAAAAAGCGTATGAAACACAACAAAAAAAGCTAAAAGATATAATCCCTACTCCAATACCTTTTAAATCAATCACAGTAAAAGGCGGAGAGAGTTGGTTGCCACAAGCTATAAAAAGCAAGCTGCTTAAAAAGCAGACAGGGGAACTGAGTGTCAATCCTGAAGTATTTGATGGAAAGTATGATCGCATAGAGCTTTATAACAGATACCTTAATAAAACAGCACTTGCACCAAAAACAAAAGATGAGAGTGACAGTGAAAATATCCAAAGAACTATGGAAGCAGAGAAGAAACTCAATGACGTGCTTATTCCTGATGTAATGCGCTTCATAGAGAAAGAGGGATTGGCTGATATGCTTACAGACGAATATAATCGTCAATCTAACTTTTATGTGCGTCCTGCTATGACTGGAGTACTGCTTAGAGATATGCCTAAAAGTTTTAGAGGTAAACCTTTTAAAATGCAATCACATCAAGCTGAGGGAGCAGAGAAGATAGTATTTAATAAAAAAGGTGTTTTAGCTTTTGCTCCTGGGGGTGGTAAAACAATCACTGCTGTTGTAGCTGTTAAAAACCTGCTTGACCAAGGTGTGATGAAAAAACCTCTTTTTGTCGTTCCTGTAAATACGATCGCACAGTGGGAAGAGACAGTAAAAGAGCTTTATCCTGATGCAAGTGTGTTTGAGTTTCCAAAGGTAAAATCTGGAAAGAATAAAGGCAATGCAAAAGAGTGGACACAACTCTCTAAAGATGAAAAAGAACAGATGGCTTTTGATCTTGCAAACAATCGCTACGACTTTACAATAATAGGCGACACAATGTTCCAAAAATTTGGGCTTCCTGCGGATGTGCTAAGTGAGTATGTAGATGATTTGGTTGCACAGATGATAAAAGCAGAAGAGGCAGAGGAAGGTGCAAGCAAGAAAAAGCAAAAAGAGATAGTAAGTGCTGAGAATAAGAGGCAAGCTCTTAAAAACGGACTCAGAGCTGCTTATGGTGGAGATGTAGAGTTTGACTTTGCAAAGCTTGGATTTGATGGGCTTATAGCAGATGAAGTGCAGTACTATAAGAACATAGGGATGCAAGGAAGCGATGTAAAAGGTGGACTTGGTGCAACTGTAGCTATAAAGTACTATGACAAAAATGGAAAAGCACTTACAACTAAAGACATAAAAGAGGGAGCGCAGCCATACGGCGCTACACTTGGGAGTATGCGAAGTTATGACTTTAGATTTAAGAGCAAATATGTTTCTCAACACAATAATGGAAACAATGTCATCCTCTTGACTGGAACACCTACCCCAAACAAACCGCTTGAACTTTATACTCTTTTGCAGCATCTTGACGAGAATATACTTAAAGAGTATGGCATAGATAGTTCAAAAGATTTTGTAGATACTTTTTATGATATAGAAAACTATGAGACAACGGATTCAACTGGTAAGATAGTAAAACGTGAAGGTTTAGCGAGCATGAAAAACCTTGACTGGTTGTCAAAGATACTTGATAGATTTGTTGACTACAAAGGTTTTGAATCTATGCCAGACTTACCACGACCTAAACAGATAGATGTACAGCACTACCTGAAGCTTTCAAAAGCAGGCGAAGCAATATTTGGAGATGTGCAGCATAGACTTTTAAAAGCAATAGAAGACGGTAAGCTTGTAAAAAGCGGGCAAGAATTACCTGAAAATGTAGAGATACCTCTTGTGGCGATGGGAGCTGGGAGAAGTGCAAGCATTGATTTGAGACTTTATGATATAGGAAGCAAAGGGAAATCTCAATTTACAAAAGAGGAACTCACTCAGCTTATACAAGAGGATGAACAGACAGCAGAAAATAACAAGATAGAAAAAACTATAGAGCTTGTAAGTAAGCAGTATAAAGAGAACTCTAACAGTGGGCAGATAATATTTTTAGACAGGCTTACTGTTAAGAACGAGGACGGAAGCACAACAAGCACCCATGAAGAGATACGCAATAAAATACTCGATACTGGTCTTTTTGATGATAATGAGGTCGTGTTTGTTAATGGTGCAGGTTTTGTAAACCCTACTACAGGGAAAGTCTATAAAGGTTCAATCAAGCCAGATATGCTTAACAGAATTATGGATATGTATAATGATGGAAAAATAAAAGTCATTATAGGCAACACATCAAAGCTTGGTGTCGGTGTGGATTTAAACAAAAAAACAACTGACATATATCAGCTTGATATTCCTTTTCGCCCTGATGAGATAGAGCAGCGAAGCAACAGAGGTGTACGACAAGGGAATGAAAATGCAGAGGTAAGAGTGCATCAATTTTTCCAACTTGGAACATTTGACAGACGTAGTTATGACATAGTAATAGCAAAAAGAGGGTTTAATGACATATATGGTTTTACTGACAACAGTGACATAAATGTAGAAGATGGTGTATCAAGCATAAGCAACACAAACACTACGGATCCTTATCAAGCTATTATAGATTTAGAGAGTGACCCTTTTGAGAGAGAGCGACTTAGAAAGCAGAGAGTGATAGATAATGCTGCAGTAGATGCTAACAACTTGCGTAATCTTGTTGAGAAGCTTAGATCAGATGTAGAGATTAAAAATGGTTCTATTAAAAACTATACGAATGCCATAGCGGGGATAGATGAAAATTTAAAAGAGAAAAATCTTCCTAAGTATGAGAACATAAAAGATGAAGCAGAGAAAAAGCAGAAGCTCAAAAAATACATAGATGGACTCAAAGAGAGAAAAGCGAAGTACTTTAACACCATAAAAGAGTATGAGCAGGAGATAAAAGATACAGAGGTAAAACTCAAAGAGAGAGAAAAGCAACAAGCAGCACAACTTGCAGATACGAAGTTTATTACCGATGAGTTTACACATGATGGAAAAAATGTTGATATAGAGAAGATAAAGGAAGCCTATACAGAGCAGCAGATACTTGAGAGTGAAAATAAAGAGAGCGACAATAGTGACACACAAAGCTTTATGAAGATGCCTGTGCAATCGGCAAAAACACTCACTGCATCACAAGAACTGAAAGAAAAGAGTAAAAGCAATCTCGATAGTAAAAACATAAAAGAGACAGAAGTTACAAATAACTATGCACGTGCGAATGGATATGATGAAGCAGGTGTGAACTATGTTCCATGTTATAGCTTTAGCGGACTTCCAGAGAGACCTGTTGGCGATGTGTACTACATAGGTGCAAAAGCTGTTTCTCTTCCAACACTTGATGAGCCTATGAACGCAGACAGTATTCGTGTATATTTGAGTGATATTATAGGGAATCGCTTATATGATGGTAAGTTGAAAGGAAAAAGCGCTCTTGGGGTTTATAAAAGAGATGATACTGCTATTCGTGTAAAGAACTACAGTGATGTAGAAATAATGGCTCATGAGATGGCTCACTACTTGGACTTTTACTATAAAAACCCTACAAAAAAAGCAAAAGACAGTTTTTTCAGACTTGCAATTTTGAAAAACAAAGAAGAGGTAAAAGCGCTGAGTTATACTACTGACCCTAAAAAAGCGGTGAGTGAAGGATTTGCTGAGTTTGTGCGACTCTATCTTTCAAACTACAATACACTTGAAAATGTTGCTCCTAATATGTTGGCAGATTTTGAGGTAAAACTTGCAAGTGATAAAGTGCTTCAAAAGAAAATGCAACAACTGCAAGAGGGTATGCACCAGTTTTATTATCAAGGGAGCGATGTATCTCTTAGAGGAAAGCAAGGCGGAAAACTTAACAGTGTTGCTAAGAAGATACAGAGAAGTCAAAAAGAGATAGGTAAAGATATAAGACAAAAAGTTATAGATAGACTTCATACAATCAAGAGAATAGAAGCTGAGATAAAAGGCGATGTAAGTGGGGATGCACTTGATAGTGCGTACAAATCACTCCAACTTGTCAATGGCGTGAGTTCTATACTTCACTCTACTATGAACTTTGGGGTTCCTACTGTAAAAGAGAATGGAGACATCACTTACTCTGGAAAAGCTCTTAATGATGTGTTTGCACCTGTAACGAGTGTTGGAAAAGAGAGAGTGAAGCTTTTTTCTGATTATCTTGTGGCAAAAAGAGCGAGCGAGCTTATGAAACAAGGAAGAGAGAATCTTATTACAAAAGATGAGATAGCAGCAGGGCTCAAGCTTGAACAACAACATCCTGAGTTTAAAGAAGTTTTTGAAGAGTATCAAGATTTTAACGATAAGATGCTTGACTTTTATGTAGCCATGAACTTAATAACAACTTCTCAAAGAGAGAATTTTAAAGAGATGAATAAAAACTATGTGCCATTTAATCGTGTTATAGAGTCTATTCAAAATGGCGGTGTAGGAAGTGCCACTATTGGAAAAAGGCTTACAGGTGGAACACATTCTCTTGGTAACATTATGGAGAACATTTTGGATGGATTGCAGGCAAACATAAAAGAGGCTTTAGTTTCCCGAGGGAAAACTCTCTTTTACGAGATGCTTGAGAAGAGTGATATGGGTGGTGTGTATGCGACAAAGATAAGTACAGCAGATAAACTTGTAAAAAGTGATATGCAACAGCAGGCGAAGAAAGTGGCACAGATAATGGCAGAACTTGGTGTGACTGTTGCAAAAGATGGACAGATACTCAGTGGGGATATTCAAAGTGATGTGATAGTAGATGTAAATGAGATAGAGCAGAATCTTTTAGATAATCCATCTGCATTAGAATTTTGGACTCATGGGCATCCACCATTGAGTGATGGCAGCAGTTATATAGATAGTGCAATAATAGATGATAAGAGGGTCTATTTTGAGACAAAAGATGCTGCACTTGTTGATGCACTCACATCATTTAAAGGTTCTCAGTATGGTTATTTTGTTCAAGGGCTGATGAGTATAAAAAATATAATGACTTGGAATATTACAAATAATCCTCTTTTTTATCTTACAAACTTTGCACGAGATACAGTCAGTGCAAGTGTACTCAGTAAAAACAAGTTTATACCTATTTATAGCAGTATGCGTGGGATGTATCATTTTATAACACAAAATAAAGTTTACAAAGAGTTTATGGCAAGTGGTGCAGGATATGGAACTCGCAGAACAACACTTGGCGGCGAGTCGCAAGCTATGGAAATGTTGAAAGTAGCTCGTGGTTTTGATGTGCTCTCAAGGGTGATAAGTGCTATGGAGTATGGTGCTGATATATTTGAGTATGGTACGAGAGTTGGAGATTTTGAGCTTGCACAAAATGCAGGAAAGAGTAATGCTCAAAGTTCTTATGAAGCTCGTGAGGTCAGTACGGACTTTGCAATAAAAGGAAGTGATACTGCAATAAGTGGTTTTATGGCAACTGTTCCTTTTATGAAAGCTGGAATAGTTGGTATAGATAAAACAGCTCGTAGAATTTTCTCAATAAGCGGAGAGATGAAGCTTAGTAATGCAGTGAAGTTTAAAAATGACCTCGGAGAGATACAAAAACACAAAGTGAAGATCTATGCTACTGGTGGAATGATAGTTGGATTTACACTTGCTCTTTGGTTACAAAATAGAGATGATGACAGATACAAAAAGCTTACTCGTGACAATAAGCTTATGTATTGGCACTTCTTTATAGGAGATAAACACATAAAAATACCTCGACCTTATGACATCGGGTTCGGTTTTTCTGCTATACCTGAGATAATAGCAGACGGAATTTATACTAAACATGGAAAAGAAGCTGCACAAGACTTTGTATGGAGTGCAAAGACAATGTTTAGTGTTGGTGATGTAAGTGGACTGTTTCAGCCTATGCTTGAAGATATGACAAATAAGAACTGGACTGGTGCTCCGATAGTTCCATATAATATGAAAAATCTTGATGATTTAAGTGACCAGTATTTTTCTACAACTCCTTTACTTTACAAAGAGCTAGGGAGAGCTACAGGTGCAAGTCCTATTAAGATACAGCACTATGTTGATGGTTATCTTGGGCTTACTGCAAAAATGGTTGAAGAAGCTACAGAGAATATGCTATGGAATAAAAAAGCATGGGGCGCAAGACCTTTTGCCCGTGACCCTATGGAATTTTTAACATATAGATTTCATGGCAAGCCTATAGATACTCGTACTAAATATACTGAAAAATACTATGAACTTATGCAAAAAGCTGGTTCTGTAAAAGCAAGTTACGACAAAAAGAGAAAAGAGGCTTTCACGGATAAAGGTAAGAATGTAAAAGAGTATATGTCTTCAAAAGAGAATCAAGCGTATTTAGTTTTAGATAAGATGCTTAAAAAAGTGAATGGAACGCTTACTAAGATCAAGATAGGTGTTGAGAATATAACATACGATAAGAAATTATCTAAAGCACAAAAAGAGCGTATGATAAAAGATGCGTATGACAAAAAGAACGAAGAGTTACAAACTATAACAAACCAGATAGAAGATCAACTTAAAAAGATACAGGTGGTGGAGTAGATGAGTGAATTTGTAAAAGCTGATGACGGAAAGATTATGATGTCACTAATAGAGCCTCAATTTTTAAAAGGAACGGCAAAGGTTTTGACATTGGGTGCTAAAAAATATAGTGTTGGAAACTGGAAAAAGTGTGATGATAGGCAGCGATATGAAGATGCATTGTTGAGACATATATATGACTATTTACAGGGGAATAAGTGCGATGAAGAGAGCGGTGTTTCGCATCTTTACCATGCTGCGTGTAACTTGATGTTTTTAGATAGTTTTGACAGGGAGGGGAAATAATGGCTTGGGATATAGAGATACGATTTCGATGTAGGGCTTTATTTGAAGTTATGAATATGACTTTGAGTGACATAGCAAAGCAGGAAAATGTAGGTCTTGCAACGCTGAGTGACTGGAAGAATGACGACAGAGAAGAGTACGGCGGCATATGGCTTAAAGGTTCTAAAGCTGGAAAAGTCGAACAGACTGCGAAAAAATTGCGTGAAGAGCTAGAGGCTACAAGTGTTTATGATGAGATGAAAAATCGCATTACTAAATATCATGGAGTTACGAAAGAAGGAAGCATAGAAGTAGATGGCATACTTAACCTTGCAAACTCTAATGCAGAACTTCAAGCTAAGGCAGAAGCAGATATAGCCCTGCTTGCATCTGTGCAGGCGGATTACTTTGATGCGCAAATGTTTAAGAACTCGATGCTCAGTAGTATTGTACTTAGTAACCAAGTGAAAAAAGATGTAACTAAAATCAAACAGGCAGACATCAAAGCAAGTAGTGAAATACACAAGATGGCAAAAGAGGCTCGTTTTGGAAAAAGTCCTGATACTGTTATATTTAATTCCAATGGAAACTATAGTGCTGAAGAACTTAATGAAATGAGTGTTGAACAGCTTGAACAGTTAATGTTACAAGAGCAGAATACAGAGGGAGTAATTGAAGTTTCTAGTGATGAAAAAATAAGTTAATCTCGGTACCTATATTGGTACCCATTGAAAACTTAAATAGAATTTTTATTTTTTAAAGTCTTTGAAAGTTCAGTGTTTAGGGAGTTTACAAGTGGTGGGTTCTATGTGACTCGAACACATGACCACTCCGTTATGAGACAAAAGAGCTTGATTACTTTTATGTTTATTTCTCTATTTATTTGCCTATCTTTGGGCTTTGTAATTCTATCTTAATATATATTTACCTATACTTCTATCTGCGTACTTGGTACCCATCTTGGTACCTTATAATATAAAGTAGGGATTATATTTATGGCAATTGATAGGAAAGATTATCCTCTGAAAGTAGAGACTGGGTTATGGACTGATAAAAAATATTCTATATTTTTGTATAGATTTACTTATGAAAAAAAAGAATATAGCGGTCTTATAGACTTAACATCTAAAGTAGGTTGGAGTAAAAAAGACAAGATATTCAGTGCTCGTGCCGACCTTATGAAGATTAAGAATGATAAAAAAGATGCTGTGCTTAGTGATAAGGTTACTCTTGATGAGTTTATGAAAAGTTTTTTTGAGTTACGACCTGATACAAACAATACGAAAACTCGTAAAAGTCACTATGAAAGATATGTAAGTCCTATTTGTGGAATGAAAAAGGTTATTGATATTCGGCAACTTCACATAAAACAAAGCATAAAGAGTCAAGAAGATTTAGGGCTTGCCCCTCGAACCATCAAGCAGACTCTTGAAGCACTCTCCCCTGCTTTTAAAAGTGCCATTGCAAACAGACTTATCTCATACAATCCTCTTGATGGCATAGTTATAAAACTTCCTAAAACTAAAAAGATAGTAAGTGAAGCAGGTATGGAACTCAATAAAATACACAAAGCAATATATGCAGAGTTTAAAGAAGATCCTTTTTACTTAACACTTTTTCTATTTGCTCTTCAAGGCAGAAGAAAAGGAGAGATACTTACGCTTCGGTGGGAAGATGTGAGCATAGATAATTCTTACTATATACTTCGCAATACTAAAAATAATGAAGAGCAGAAGATATTTCTCCCTGATGTTATCAAAGAGAATCTCAAAGAGATACCTAAAGTAAGTGAGTGGGTATTTACTTCTCGCAAGACTGGCTCACACATTGTTGATATTCGCAAGGCTGTAAATAAATTAAAAAAAAGATTGAATGATGATAATTTTGGAATTCACTATCTTCGAAATGTAATAGTTTCTGCAATGGCAGAGCAAAGTCTAGTGAGATGGCTAGTGGGGTTATTGACGGGATTATTGAAAATGATCTACTTGCTCAAGTAAAATAATTTTTGCAGGTCTCTGATGCATATTAATGAATTTTAATTGATAATCCATTAATACTGTATTTTTATCTTCTAAATTGTATTCTAACAGTGGAAGACCATATAAAATTAAACCTATTGCTTGCGTGCCTTGTTCGTAATTTAATGATGCAGGAATCTGATGTATAATTTTTCGTGTAGCAAATATACAATCAGCAGTATTATAATTTTTAGCATATTCTTTTAATTTATCAAAGATTTTATTTTTATAGTCTTGAATATTAAAATCAATACATTTTACAAATTCATCATCTCGTGGAGATAATTTGTCATCTGTAACAGTCATGCTTATTTTAAGACCTTCATTATTCATATTTTTCTCCTTGTGAAAGTTCTATATTTTCATAGATATTTCCGATAACTTCAATTCTTGAAAAATCATGCACTAATGATAATCTACTATCAATAAATTCGAACATAGGCACTTTAATGTTTTTTAATACTACCGACCAGCAACCTAAATTGTTCATAGCTATATTACCAACTTCATACTTCTTGATTTTTGTATTGTAAACCTGAACTATACTCCCCTCATAAATTTCAACATCATTTTTATCATTAAGACCAGTGTATTGCATAAGTGTTCCCTCATAGGCATAAAAGTTTAGTTCATCCCAATTTACTATCTTTTTATCTACTTCATCCCAAGCTCTAAATTTAATATCTCTCATACTCTTTCCTATATAATCTTTGACTTCTTCTATCATAACTAATTTTTCCTTTATTTTAAAAATCATCCATATCTAAACTCTGCTTTGAGTAGTTCTTTACAGTTCCCTCAAAGAAGTTTGTTTTTGTCTCGTTGAGTTCTGAGTAACTTTTAAATATTTTTATCAGTCCATCATTAGTATTTATCTTTTGTGGTAAACGCTCAAGTTCTAGCTCTCTGAGTCTGTTATCTACTATCCAGTCCATAAAGTTATTTATAGATTCTTCGCTGAAGCCCATTACGCCTTTTGTTGAGTATTTTAAGTAGCTTTTTTCATCTTCTCCTGCTTCTATGATTGTATCTCTTGCAAGATCATCTATGTTTACACCGGTATCTTCTTTGATGTGTTTGTAAATGTTTTGGTAAAGTGGCAAGTGTGAGCCTAGTTCATTACGGCTGATTTCAGTTATCATACTTGCGCTTCCCATCATCTTACTACCTAATGCCCATACAACTATAAAGCCAGCAGGAAAGCTTACACCCTCTAAACATAGGTTTGCTATGGCTGCGAATGCTTTTTCTCCATCACTTAGTTGTACCTCTTCATCAAACAAACTGTATCGAGCATTGATTTTATCTGCAAGTTTTTTCAGCTCTTCATCTTTTCTAAAGAGTTCATAAATATCTGTACTTCCAAGAACATCATCGCCAATAAAAGCGTAAGAGTAACTATGTAGTGCCTCTTCTCCACTTTGGAATGCTATACAAGCATTTGCTATAGAGTCTGTAATAATATTGTTAATATTATCCATAAGTCTATTTGTGATGACACTATCATTAAAGATGAGTTTTCCAAAAGTAAGCTCATACGCTCTAAACTCTGCCTCACTCAAACCTTTTACAGCTTTTTTATCTGCTACAAGGTTTACTGTTGCAGGATTCCAAAATCGTGCTATCTGTCCCTCAAAAATAGTTTTATAAACTACTCTTGATGGATTTACAAAATTTGCTATACCTGTAGGGTTTCCGTTGACTATCTTATTTGTAGTCTCTGTGCTCTCTGGGTTATATATCTTTTTCATTGGTAAACTCCTCCATAATTCGTGGAAATTTTTCACTCAGTACTAATGCAATTTCATTTGCCATTGCTCTCACTTCCCATTGTGCGTGTTTGTCTGTTCTTAGTTTTAAAAACTGACTCCACATCTGCATATTGCCTGCTATGTATAAGTCTGTTGTTATTGCTCTTGTAAGAGCATAGCGTGCATCTTCTTTTTTTACACCGATTTCTAATAAAGAATTATAAATACTTTTTGAATATTCATTTAATCCAAGAAATAGATTAAAAGATTGTCTATTTTTATCATCATCTAAATAATCACAAGGTGGAACAACAAACTCTCTCTCACTCTGATTTACATATCGTTGTGACTCCCACAAGTGACTATCACTATCTATCATATCCGCAAAACTTGTTCTAAGTGTCTGCACTGCTGTAATAGTTGATATGTCCTCAATCTTAATGACTGCAAATCCGAATCTAAAAGTAGCAAGATGTTTATGCTCTTTCATCTTGTTAATCATCTCTAAATTTTTAGGCTTAGAATTGTAGCAGATAGCCGCCGATGTTGCTATCATCTCTTCTGTTCTGTTATTGTAATCTTCAAGAATTACTTTCATCTCTTCATTCCTCTTTTGAGCTCAAACATGAGCCCTTTAATTTTTTTCATTTCAAAAGCAACTTTTTCGTAGCTCTCATTTGAGCTTGCTAGTCGCTTCAACTCTTGTTCGTAGTGTTTATACTGCATTATGTTTACCTGCTGCGTGAGCTCTTCTGCTGAGTAGATTTTTATATCATCCCTGAGCAGTAATCCTTGCAATTCCATATCTTTATGTAGTAGCATCTCGAACTCTTTTGCGTGATAGATAAACATGGAAGCTTCTACTCTGTCAAGAACTATGTCCAGTAGTGCATCACTCTCGTTTGCAGTTTTTATAATGTTCATTTCGCTTAGGTTTATGGTGGTATGGTATGTTTTGTGTTCATGGTGTTGTGTCTCCTTTGGTGTGTGTATGTGGTTTATATTTATCTGCAACAGTTGCGCAGTAAAATCTTTGTATTCATCTGCTACAACAGGACTGAGTGTTTTTAAAAATGACTCTATCTCACGCAGTGCATTTTCTTTTTCATCTGGTTTGTTTAGATTGTAACTCCCTGCAATAGTACTCAGTGCAAAATCTATGAGCGGCATAGGTTTTTTCATAAGATCAAAGAGTGCTGTTTTTTCTCCACTTTTTACCATATCTGCTGGGTCTTTTCCCTCGGGAAAAATTACAACACCGCCAAAGATGCCGTGAGCAGATAAAAGTTTACTCGCTTTAAGTGCAGCATTCACTCCTGCTTTGTCTCCATCAAAACATAGTAGTGCTTTTGCGTGAGCTTTTTTAATGATGTTGCAGTGTAGCTCTGTAAGAGCTGTTCCCATTGTTGCCACTGCTGTTTGTATGCCTGCTTGATGAAACATCACTACATCTAAGTACCCCTCTGTGATAGTGAAAGTTCCTTTTTTGTAGATATGCTCTTTTGCTAAGTTATAGCCGTATAGTTGTCTTGACTTATCAAAGAGTTGTGTTTGTGGTGAGTTTATGTATTTTGCTCTATCGCCTTTTAAAATCCTCCCACCAAAACCTATGAGCTTGTTAGCGTGATTTCGTATTGGAAATGATATGCGGTTTGTAAGTCTTGCGTATGTCTTTCCACTCTCATCTGTTGCAAGTATTCCGCACTCTATGGCTTCTTGTGTACTAAAAAGATTTTTGTTGAGTTGGGCTATTTGCGTGTTTGATGCTGGGGCATAGCCTATCTCAAAAGTTTTTATACTCTCATCTGTCAAACCTCTCTCTAAAAGATAAGTATGAATATCTGCATCCATATTTTTAAGATAAAAGCCGTTTGTATGCTCCATTAGTTTAGAGTAGTCTTTTTTATTTGCTGTTGCATCGTACTCCAAAGTAAAATTCATATCATTAGCTATATCTTCAACGGCTTCTACAAAAGTGAGTTTTTTATACTCCTGTATGAAACCTATGGAGTCAAATGTCACTCCACATCCAAAACAGTGGCATATTTGTTTAGCAGGACTTACTACAAAACTTCCACTCTTTTCATCATGAAATGGGCAGTTTGCTTTGAGATTTGCTCCAGCCTTTTTAAGTTCAATACAGCTCGATACGATATCAACAATATCAAGTTGTGCTTTGAGCGCATCTATGTTCTTAATCAAGTTCAAACTCACTAAATTCTACCATTGCATCATCTTTGTCTATATGCTTCGTTCTCTCTTCTATAGCAGATACTATTTGGTCTTTTTCTACAACATCCATTAAGGAGTTATATACTTTTTGTTTAAAAGTCTCTAGCTCATTTAAGCCCATTGATTGTATTCTTTGAATGATGTTTTTTACATTTTTATTCATCAGTACTCCCAAAACCGCCTGTGCGCTCTTCATCACTTTTAATGCCAAGTAAATAACCTTTATGCTCTTTGAGCAGTATTTGAGCTATTTTTTGACCTTTTTTGATTTCAAACTCATCTGTTAAAACAGGGAAACTTCCAAATCTCTGTATAGGATTATGAATAATAATCTTAATCTCATCTTCATAATCTAAATCAATTATGCCCGTATTTGATATAAGCCCTTTAGCTCTTAGGCTGCTTCGTGGATGGAGTTCTAGGTAGTGAGATTTTAAAAAAAGATTTTCATAGAAGTTTTTAAAAACTTTAAAATCACCTGTTCTTACATAGTATTCTCTATGCAAAGGTAAAACACACTCAATAAGTTTAATTTCATCAATACAAACACCTAAACCGATAATTTTCGTTTGACCTGCTGCTATAATACAATCCTCACTAGCATACAAATCAATCCCTGCTGAGTAGCGTGAGCCTTTAGTTGGAGCTTTTCCATTTTCTAATACTTTAAACATATCACAATTCCTTTGTATAAATACATATTTTTTTCCCTTTACTAAATCTTCCAAACTGTGGATAATTTGTCAAATAACCTTGCTCGTTTACTTCTACAGTATCTTCTAATAGTAAGTTTTGCTCAAAATCATCAAATATTTTATCAGTCAGTTCATCAAGTAAAGAATGAACACTTAACGGGTATACTTTGTTTAGTTGTTTTTGTTGTTCTTTAGTCATTCAAAAGCTCCTTGTTTTCGTAGATGTTGCCGATTACTTCATAATCATAATCTTTTAATTGAGTTAAGTAACAATTTCCATATAAGAAATTACAGTCTTTAAAGTGGATTATGTCAATGCAATCTCTATCTGTTTTTGCATCTTTTACAAAGTTTTTTGCTCTTATGATATCACCCTCATAAGTCTCAACACCATTCTTGTCAAGAAGTCCAGTAAATTGCATTGGTTCAAATTCATTTGTAAAAATTTTTTCTCGCTCTGTTATTTCCCTTGTTTTATTTGCTTTATCTAAATAAACAATTAAGTTGATATTGCCTTCTCTATCTAATTTAAAAGTTGTTATCTGTTTTGCAAATTTATTCCTTTTCTTATCCCAAATTCTATATTTAATCTCTCTCATCACTTACTCCCCATTCTCATAAATATTCCCGATAACTTCGATATAGATATTTTTGCCAGACCCCATAGTTCCACCTATCTGTGAAATATTTCCATATGCACTTTTTGCACAATAACAACAATCTTTAAATATTATTTCGTGATTAAATTTCTCATTATCTTCGCTTACCCACTCTACAATATCCCCCTCATAAATCTCAACACCATTTTTATCTTTTAAACCGGTGTATTGCATGAGCTTAAAACGATTTTTATTGTTATCACCTCTGTCAATATCTCTCAACATAGGTGTCATAATCGCATCGTTCTCAAACACAACAAAATCACTGTAAACATAAAACGGATCAGACATTCGTTCTGTGTATGCAGAATTGTCTTTTTTCCCAAAGTCCCATGCTCTAAATTTAATTTCTCTCATTGAAATATCCTTGTATTTGGGTTAATACACTTTTAAATATGTCATCTATATGTGTACCGCTATTTTCAAAGTGAACACCGAATCCAAAATCTACATAAATACTTTTATTTTTGTACTCAGTAGTTATATCTATCCTGAAAGGCATCTTTGCTATAGAATAAATTTCCTCTTCTAGTTGTTCTAATGTCATAGTCCCTTTAGTCATTTTTCTTCCCCTCAAAACCATCTCCATAAAATCTACTGCACTGTACACACTCAATGCGATAATTTTCGCCTTCTTTAGGCTTAAGGATACACCCATCACAAGTCTTATCACTTGTCGCTATTTGTAACTCTGCTTCAAAATCATTAAAAATACAATCTATAAAATCATCAAATTCACTCCCAATAAAATATGATTTTATTACCTTCTCATAGCTATTTGAGAGCCCTCTTTCAAACACACCATTTTGTTTCCAAAATTTTTCTTTTGCTTCATTTCTATTCATTTCTATCTCCTAAATTTTAGCTAGCCAACCCAGCTCGTCTGTCTAATATTTTTTGAATATCAAACTTTTTGTTTCTTCTTTTTAATGTCTGTCTTATTTGTCTTCCGTATCTAAAGAAGTTCCACTCATAGTTGTTTACCACATAGCTTAGTATGCTTTTTTCATTAATTGTAAACAATCCATTAGACAGATACATACGAAACGATGTCATGTTTAAGTTGTACTTTTTAGATACTGACATTGCAATCTCTGTGTCTGTGAAGAACTCTTCAAGATAGTAATATGTATCTTGATTAAAGAGCTTTACAAACTTCTTAAATTCTCTTCTTTTTATGAAATACTCAGCATTTACACGCATCACTTTCTCATTGTTCTTTTTGTAAAATATATTGTCTGGCACTTTCTTTTTACTTTTTAAGTTAAAAACACAACTTTGACCAACTTCATACTTTTCACAAAAATCACTTATTATCATTATCTTCTCAATCGTCTCGTAAGTTTTGCAAAAAACAGTGCTATTTCAAACTTTAGATTTGTCCAGAACATTTATATCTCCTCTATTATGATTTTATATCTTTGAGGCGTTGTCTCTTTTGGAAAATCTTTAGGCATATTTAGTTTCCAGTATTGGAGGTATGCTTCTGTTGTATACCAAGAATTTCCATCTTCTTCATTCCCACTTACATCGAGTTCATTTATGATCCACTTCTTTTTTTGTACTTTTTTAACTTTAGGTTTAACATCTGCTACTTCAGGAGTCTCCATAATCAAGTCCCTATACTCAGCAATACCATCGCGAGTTAGGAAACCAGATAAATACATCCTATAAACTTCTGTTTGCATAGGTTTATCTTTTACTCGTGCGATTTCATCAAGAACAGACAAACCTACATCTCTCTTTCCCTCTTCTATGTCTTTTATGATGCTCTCATCTAGCTTCAAGCACGAGAAAGCTTTTGAGAGATAAGATTGTGACTTTCCTATGGCTTTTGCTAAGTCTCTTTTGCAAGAGTAATTACCACTTGCTTGAAGTTTTCCTATGTGAACGGCTATTTCAAAGTCTGTCAAATCTTCTCTTTGAATATTTTCAATAAGTGCCAGTTCTAAAACTTTGCTATCATCTGCGTTTATGATGTGTGCTTTTATAGTTCTTATAGATGTAAACTCTTTGTGAGCACGGTATCTTCTCTCACCACTTACTATCATGTAGCCATTATCTCGTTTAACTACGACTATGGGCTGTAAGAGTCCGTTTGTCTCTATATCGTGAGCTAACTCTATAAGCAAGTGAGTATCAAACTCTTTACGAGGCTGTTCTGGGTTTGCATAGACTTTAGAGAGTTCTAGTTCTGCAAAATCACTTATACCACTCGTGCGAGTCTTCCCTGCTGTTATTTTATTTATGGCTGATAAGTTCATCTCTAAGCCCTCCTATCTCTTCTTTTGCTCTTTCATTATTTGTATCAAACACACTTGCACCAACTCCGAGAGTTGTTTTGTAAACTTTTCTGCTTCTTATTACAGTGTCAAGAAGTTTGTATTTGTCTCCTACTGCTTCTTTTATTGTAGAGAAGTTTCTTGTGAGTGGATGGATGTTGTTTAGCACTACATCAAACTCAGTATCTTTTAGTATAAGCTCGTCTATGATTCCCTCAAATGTTTTGAAGCCTAGAACCTCTGTAACACTTTCACTTATTGGTATGAGAACTTTATGTGAGAAGTCCAGTGCTGCTCTGTTGATGTCGCTGTCAAAGCCACCAACATCTACTATATAGTAGTCACTTCTTTTCTTTTCAGTTACGAGTATCTGCATAACTTCGGCTACTGTCTGCGGCTGTAAGACTTCTATGTCATCAACTCCACGGATCTTGTTTATAAAGAAAAGTGTCTGCTGAAAGTCTAAATCAACTATGGTTACACTCTTACCTATCTCTTTTAAAGCGTGTGCAAGATGCCAAGCTAAAGTGCTTTTACCGACTCCGCCTTTTGTATGTGCTATTGTTATATTCATTTTCTAACCCCTCATTAGTAATGTCTGTAGTTCACCATTATATAAATATCTTTTGTATTAACTATACGCTCTAAAGTGCCTAGTTAATTTTGGCACTACCACTCACGCAAAGTTTTCCCGTGGGAAATTTCTGCACTTGTCACTGTTGCATAGCGGGCTGTTGTTGCTATGTTTTTATGCCCTATGTCTTCTCTTATATGTTCTAACGATAATCCTTGTTGATGTGCAGTCGTGATGTAACCAGTTCTAAAGCTATGCGTAGAGTACAGCTCTCCAAGAACTCTATGTATGAACTTATTCATAAGGAGTTTTAATGCACTGACTGTCATCGCTTTGTTTGAGTTGTTTTTTGCAAACAGGTACCCATCATCGAGCGGAAGTATCTTTTTTAAGAACTCTATCTGTGCATAGTTTTCATCAAATGTAATGAGCCGTGCTGACTTTGTCTTAGTGTCATTAGAGAGTGAGTACTCATTATTTTGTATCATCATCTTCACATCTTGGGTTCTTAGTTCTGCTATCTCACTCACTCTGCACCCTGTAAGATAGAGCAGCGTAAAAGCTCGTATGAGTTTCATCTTCGTTGGACTCTTGATAACAATGCTTTTATGCACTGCGTGAGTGAGCCGTTCATACTCTTTTTTGAGTATGGGCTTTTTCGCCCGTGTTGTTCCTTTTGGTCGCGCCATTGTTTCTCCTTATTGAAAATATTCAATCAGTTACATCTTTACATGTAAGGATGTAGCCTGTTGAGTATTTTTTTAATATTCACCCCTCAAATACTTCTGAGCCATATACTTGTTCATCTCTTTACCAGTCTTTGGATCAATGTACTTTGTTCCAAAGAGTGAGCCTATGACTGTTACATGCTCTTTTGCAAACATTTTCTTTATATCTCTTATAGAAGATGGTATAATGCTTCTCATCTTCTGCTCCTTAGAAGAGTTTTTCAGCCCACTGTTCCATCTTGTCTTCAAACTTCTGGAACAGTGTGTCTGCTTTTTTTACTAACTTTGCCATTTTTTGTTTACCTCCCTTTTTAAGATTCGCAGTCAGATAAATACTCTTTTATCGCTGCTCTATAATTTTCATCACTGAAGTTAAATTCTTCTAACACTTCTTTCGTGTCTGTTAAATCATATGTAATACAATACTCATGATTTGCAAGTTCATACCGTATTATCTCTTCTGGTGTGAATATCTCTTTCGCCTTAGCCATATAATCATCTTCTACTCTTTCAAACTCTTCATTAAATGGGTCATAATTATCTTGAGGTATGAACATGCCACCATCAAGAGAGTAATATTTCACTCCCTCTTTTTTATGTTCTTGCAATTGTGATTTACTAAAAGCAAAAAATACTTCATATTTGTCAAATAGTTCCGACACCTGCGCTTCTCTTTGTTGTTTATATTCGTAGTAGTTCATCTTTTTATTTCTCCTGTTTTTCACATCATCATTTCATAGTATGTTTGTGCTATGAAATCATTTATAATCTTTATATCAATTTCACCTTTTTCAAGTTCATCTTGTCTGAATTTCTCATGTAATCTTTTGTCGATATAAGCTGTTTCTTCTATTGTAGTTAAGTCAATAGTTCTATTTCCAAACTCATTTTTTATTACAAATTTTAAAATGATGTTTCGCTCAGGAATACAATCTTGTCCGAAGTATTCAATTCTAAAACCATTTTTTTCAAACACACCATAATCAAAACTTTTAAAATTAGTAGAATTTCTCATCTTACGCTCCTTTTGCTGCTGAATAAATTTTGTATGCCTGAACTATAAAGAACAGTGTTGGAACTGCAATAAATGCGTATTCGACAATCATTCTAACTTCGTTTAAATTTTGAGATAACATTTTGTTTTCCTTTGTTTAAGTCACTTATTAATGACTTGATATGTTGAAAGTTTATTATTAGTTACCTTAAAAACATATTAAAAAGGTAATAATATAGTGACTTTAATATGTTTAAGTTAATTTATTAGTGATTTTTGTTAAAATTGAAGCATGAAAAATGTATTATATAGAGACATCGCAGAGATGCTAGGAAAAAAAGAGGGTACTATCAAGAACTGGAGAACAAATCATCCTGAATTGCTTGATTTAGTAAAAATAGGTGCTTTTTGTAAAGTAAATGACTTGGATATACATAGAATTAAAAAGCTCATTGAATTAAAAAGTATGATTAGTGATAAAGTAGTTCAAGATGAGTAAGACAATTATACTGCTTATGTTATCTGCTTCAATTTTATTTGCACAAAATAAAAACATTTACATTCTCGCACATAATTATGAAAGTGCGTATAGTGAAGATTTTGATTATATCAATAATCTTGGAACTGCTTTTGATTATTTTGAGTTTAAAGGATATGTTAGAGCAGTTCTTGACTCTTCTAATAAATATGACGAATGCAAAGAGTCATTACAGGTCAAAGAAATTGCACATAGAGCTGCAATTGTAATAGGATCATTAAAAAAGCAGGAGCAAGATGAATATATATCTGCTTTAGCTGCTGTTAATGTAGCTTGTAATATAAAATAAAGCCAATAAGGATAAAGACATGATAAAAAACATACTTCTAACACTTGCTGCGCTCTCAGCTCTTCACGCAAGTGAAATTAAACCACAATGTGCAAGACCTATCAAACCTACTGCATTTGATGACAATAGAGCCGTGAGAAACTACAATGAAGATGTCAGTAGGTATCAAGCTTGTATGAACGACTTTATAAGAGAGCATAGAGCTATTGCAGACCGTGAGATAAGAGCTGTCAATGATGCAGTAGCCGAATGGAACAGTTTTGCAACTGGTAAGCCTGCACATCATAAAGATAGTGGAATATCAGCTCATACAGGTTCAACGGACGGGCATCATACAGTTGATAACTCAGACCCTACAATGCTCTATAAAAACCTCAAGTTCTAAACACCAAATCTCTAAAACGCTTTTAGTAGTGCTAATGTACCTCTTGAAGTGTAAAAAGTCCTTGTAGGGCTTTATTTGAGCCTATTTTTCCAACAAAAAGCCCTAAAACAGCCACTTTCAAACAATTCACCATCCATCTGCGCAACTCCACCACCTACACAAAACTCGCCGCCATTTGAAATTTTTTTAGGGTTTTTGGACTATTTTCGATTTTCTCTAAGATGTTGAACTTGAAAGAGATGAACAATTAAATAAAAGAGTTGAACTTGAAGCTATGAGAGATAAACACTCGTGGAAATGCACATTTTTACGAAGGAAGTGGTGGGCGAGTTTGGTTTTTGGATATTTTTCCGTAGGTTTCGGGTTCGGTTTGCTCGTTGAACTGTTGGGAAATTCCTGATAGTTGGATTATCTGATTGAGTTTTTTGCCAGTTGATGGAACTTGTTTTGTCTTTTTGCAGAGTATTTTCGTGAGTTGTTAAGAAATCCTTGACAACTGATTGATTTTTGTTGGTGCTGACGAAATTTGGTCGAAGTGGTCAAAACATATTTTTTTAAATATTTTAATATCTTTTGTTTAAGTTTATTGCGTAAATCTTTAAGTTTTAGCGATTGTTTAAGGTTAGAGTGCTGTTTTGGTGGAATATGGCTTAAGGTTAGAGAGTTTTAGAATGAATATGATAGTTGTGTGTATTAGAAGTATGAGCTTGTGTGTGTTGCAGATGTGACCTTGTTGATGTATCTGAGTGGTGTATAAAAAGTTGTTTTTGAATCTGAGATAATGAGGGGGTGGGGTAATCCCCACGTGGGTTGCTCTCTGAACCATATATGCGATATATGCACAATAAATTATTGAGATCTACTCTAATAATACAATAAATTATTGAATTAGTAGTAGCTACTGCTGCAGATACAGTTACGAGGCATTTATTTCCTATAATGAGGACTATTTTATCTTCAAAAAATTTTCAAATGGCGGCGAGTTTCGCCTTGTGCTTTGGCAGATTTAGAACTATAATATGAGTTCGTTTCTGGGTTAAAAATTTTCAAATGGCGGCGAGTTTTGATGGTATAATCTTACTTCGTTTTTGGATATTTTTTCAAATGGCGGCGAGTTTTTTAGTTAATTAGTAGGTTTTATATTACTTTGTTTTTAGTGTCAGAGTTGTTTTTATTTAAGTTATCTTTTAGATTAGTGGTGCATTTTTGGCGTTACTAACTTTTATTTTAGTGGGGTAAAAATGGCGTGTATATATATAATACCTATACTCTTTTTACAAAGAGTATATATATGGACACTTCTTTTTAAATTTCAGAGAGCTTTTTAAATTCTTCAAGCCTATGTATTAGCTGCTCTGTGAACTCATCTGTTGCATAAGGTAAAAGTGATACAAGTTCTTGGAGTTTTTCATCTTCACTTATGAGTGAGATTATTTTAGGATCAATATTTTTTTCTAGGACAAGTTCAATTTTACTCAGCGCATCAAGAATCTCATCACTCTCACCTATTTTCATATTTCCTTTTCCATGAATCAACCATGTTAAATTTATAGGCTCATCACCTAAAAGTTCTATAATTGTGCTTATTGCTACTTTTTTTCTACTGCCCCACCCTTTCATAGTATTGTAGTCAATAGCAAGCTTTTTAGCTACTTCTTTATTTGTTGATGCAGCATAATAAGTTTTTAATCTACCCATTATTTCATTAAATTCAAACATTTTATACTCCTAGTATTGACTTGTAGTATTTTTTGTACTACAATGACACACTTAATAGTTATATTATAACTAAACTATAAGTGTAAGGGGCTTAAATGGAATTTGAACAAAAAAAAGAATGTTTTGCAGTTCCTGTAACAAAAACAGAATTAGCAATCATTTTGAATATAAGTTATGTGACTGTTGATAGGCTTGTTAGGGCCGGTGACATTGAATATTTGAAGATACGAGCTAATGTTAGATTTTCTAAGAAGAATATTGAGGATTATATTGCTTCTGTAACACGATGTAAAAAAAATGCAAATGACGGCGAAAAATAGTTATGATATATAATTTGTACATTAACCAAAATATGGCGAAAAAAGAGAATTTGAGCGGTAATGCTCTTGTTGTCTTTGAGACTTTTAGGCAGTTAATGGCACTTCCTTACATAGAACAGATTATGATAGAAAATGAGCGGTACACTATTTTATATCAAAAAATGGTTCTTGCTCAAATTCCTTATTTTATAAAAAGCAAACGGACACTTTCACGTTGCATTAGTGAGCTTGTCGATGCAGAACTTGTTAAAAGTAATGGAAATAATATGCTACCTGCCTATACTTTCACAGATAAAGCTATATCTTACATGACATCATCATCGCAAAATGAAATAAAAGAGAATGTTCAGACTAACAACAAAATAAGAAAAAAACCAATTTTATCGCTTCAGAAAAAAACGAGACTTGAAAATTTGAAGCAAGAATATCTTGATGTATTGTCAGCTCGTGCAAAAACTATGAGTGAAAAGCATAAAGTACCTTTTAGCGAGTTTGAGCTTTTCCTTGAACACCACTCAAAGAATGGAAATAGTTTTGCTAACTGGATTAGTGCATATTCAACATGGTGCAGAAATTATAAAAAGTTTCACGCAAATGTCGGCGAAAATAATTCAAGAGGACTTTACACATGATACGAGTACTTGATGGGATGGCACTTTTAAAAGAGGTGGATGATATAAAAGAAGTAGAACATAGTTCTGATGAGTTGAAAAAACTCTATCCTGAAAAGGTTTTTGTTATTCGTCATAACTCTTATATTTACAGAGATGCTTTATGCGAAAAATCTCAAAATGAAGTCACAAATCTTGATGATTATGTTCCTGTTGGAGAGTTGGCAGATGCGCTATGTGTAAGAAAAGAGATATTTTTAAGCCGTATAGAGTTTATGAAGAACATCGGTGAGCGATGGTTTGACTATATAACCATCAAAGGGATGCACTTTATACGACTTGAAAAAGATGTAAAAGAGCTTATGATGAACTATCAGCCATTTTTGGCAAATATGCAAGATGCTCATAACATTGTTCATTGCAAACTTATAGCTGATTTGAAAGTGGGGTTTTACTAATGAAAGATGGTAACTGGCTCAATACACAAACACTCGAAGAGGAGTTTGGTATAGCAAAAAGTACACAGGCAAAATACAGAAGTGAAAAAACTATACCCTACTCTAAAATAGGCGGTTTTATATTTTACTCACGCAAGAAAATTTATGAATGGCTGGACAGACACAGCTTTGAAGCAGAGGGGATGGTACATGAATAATTTAGAGCAGATAAGACTTTTAGTTCTTGGGAGCATACTTACAGCGAATGACTATGGCTCTATTGACCTCAATGCTGTTATGGCTAGTGGAGTCAGTAAAGAGCTTTTCATAGACCCTGCACAAGTGAGTATGTTTGAAGTTATGAAGCT